AAACACATCGTTCATCCAATGCAAGGTCTAGCATTACTGGCACTGCTCCTATCTGAACATAATAGTTTTCATTGGGAAATGTCATGTGCAGAATGGAACCAAAATAGGATTGAGATACTGAGTGATCAATCTCTCAATGCTGATGCAAAGGAGTATCTTATAGATTACTTCAGAGTGAAAGTACCAGATGAGCAATGTGAAACCTTTATTATTGGACGCAAGTAAGCCGACACGGAACGGGTTCGTTCATCCCTTTGGGGACGCAAATGCCGACTGAAGGAACGGATATTCACAACATCCAATTACTTTAGGAGAAAACCAATGGCACAAGTCACTTACAGAGGTGTTAAGTATGACACCAATGACAGCAAAGATTCTGTACAGTCAGCATCACAACTTACTTACAGAGGTATAAAGCACACAAGTAAAGTTGGTGCTTAGTCAGAATAAGGGGAGGTATTGCACCTCCCTTTTTTTTATGCTATATTGATAAATAAAAATAAAGCCATGGACAAGGGTAAGCTAAAGGTTTTATTGTTTGACCTAAAAAACATACTCAATGAACTTGAGTCTGAGGTTTATTCTGATGCAAATTCTTATGTTGCATCTGCACAAGCACCTCTAACTGACTATGAAGAAATTTTTGAAGGAGATGATGATGGTTACGCAGACTGAAGAAAAATATTCAAATGAGAGATTGAAGTTGAGAAAACAATGCCTTTCAATCCTGTTGAAGAAGTATGAAATAACTACTGAGTCTAAATACTCACTCAGGGACATTTATGAATGCGCAGAAGAGTGGACTCTTAAGTATGAAACGTCCAATGGTGTAGTAGACTATTTTAAGGCATATTTTTCACATGGGAATCAGGAAATCAGCAAAGAGATTAATCAAGTTAGCTAAGAAGAACCCTAATTTATACACTAGGGAAGATGTAATCTATGCTAAATTAATTAAAAAACAACAAGATGAAAGAAAAATCAGTGAAGTTAATATCAGTAACACCTGATGCTGAACAAACAATGGCACACATTGCCAGAGTTTCTAATCCAAATAATCAAGATAATCCAAACTATGCTGGATTATTAAGATACTGTATCAAGCATAATCACTGGTCTGTATTTGAGCAATCCTCAATGACCCTTGAGATTGAAACAACACGTGCTAT